CCTTGTTTGAGGCGGCTGAGGCGGCTGAGGCGGCTGAGGCGGTACAGGTGATTTACTTGTAGAATTTGGTTTTCCAGTTCCTTCGTTGCTGGGCTTTATCATGATACTTTAACCTCTTTTGCTTTTGGCTTTCGAATCATCGTCTCTCACTAGCCTAGATTTAGGCGGTGTCGGCGGTGTCGGCGGAGTTGGAGTCTTCGCTGGTGGCTTGTTAGGTGTAGGGGCTTTTCCCATCATAATCTCCTGATATTATCTACAGGTATAATAATGAAATGTGGCTCATTAGTCTTCCTTGGCGAGGCTGAATCGAGATCCATCGCTAAAAAAAAGCCAACCGCTATCACTAATGGAATTAGTGAGAAAAAAAAGAATTTAGTGGCTCGATATATTTGACTTGTTCTCATTTCATTTTTCTTAGTATTCCAACTAGTACACTCTACTAGTTGTTTTACTAAGTATTCATTGAACTTTTTACTTGATGAGTGCTCACCATTATAGGTAAGCCCATTATTATCACAATATTTTTTATAGTCTGCTTCATATTTAATGAGGCCATTGTAGTATTCGTCTATTTCCTTAGGTTTGGGAATGTATTTGAATTCATTACCCCAAAATGCTTTTTTTAGGAGCATGCAGGCTTTATAAATAAAAAACACTGATAATAATGAAAGTCCTATAACAATGCAGGCAAAGAATGCATGATTTTCAAAGGATGTGTTTTTAAGCAGATATGTTACGATAGTTGCGTCGATTACTATTAATCCAAATATCATTTGAATTCTGTTGTAAATCTTGTCTTTATTTTCCGTTTCCTGAAAGTAAAGTTTTTCGTAAAATTCTTTTAGCTTTTCGATATCCATATAAATGCTCCAATTTTTTTCCTACTGTGTGTATCATAGTAGGTTTGGTTTGGAAACAAAAAACCGCCTGATGGCGGTTGAAATTTAGATGATAGGTATGATAGCAGAGTGATTGTTATCTTCAATATCAAGTTTGTAGGGGTCAAACTTGATAACCTCGTCACATAGCCACTCATTAAGTTCTTGTATTCGCCTTTGTAAAGGCGTCAGTTCGTTACGAACAAATACCTTACTTGCTTTGCTTACATCCCCAAAGCCGCCGATGTTCTGGGGAATTATCCCCATCATTTGTGGCGGCACACGATGCGCAGCCATCATGTCATCGCGGCTCACGTTCTTGATATTCAGAAACTCATCCTTCGCTGCGACTTCTGACAACGGGATAATCTGAAGTCCGTCCTTTTTGCCGTTAGGCGAGTACATAAACAGATTGCGGAAGTTGCCTGGACCTTTGGCGCTTTTCATCGCGTTGCGGAGGTTGTTCACATCCTCCTGGTTCTGCGCAGCGTCGGTCATGTACATGATGAAGCCAGCATGACTGCCGTTAATGTAATACTTTCGACGGAACAGCGTGGCGGACTCATTGAGCAGGGCGGACGGAATGGCTGAAAGATAACCGGGCAGGCCGTAGATCTCCTGGTTGATGTCCGGTTCCATCAGATGAAAAATGCTGCCTTTCGTGAACTGATACGGCTGCGTGGCCATACCGTATTGCACAAACCAGTAGGTATCCAGGTCTAACCCGCGTCGGGTGTATTTTGCCAGCGCAGGCTCAAGGGCGATAACTTCACCGAATCGATTCGTGCGTTTCTCCAGGTAGGCGTTACCAAATACCAGATAGTCCTGCACAAAACGCGAAAAAGCCTGTTGGCTGAGCAGTGGATGAGAGATATAGGTACTGGTCAGAATGTTGCACTTTACTGCAATCGGGGAACTGTGATGCACGGCAGCGCGGAAGGTGCGCGCCAGTCCGTCAAAGCTGACGGGCGGCTCATACCAACGGTCCATCTGTACGCATTCCACATAGTCCAGCAGTTCTCGGCGGTCCAGAACAGGAACGGGATCGCCGAAGCTGAATGCTTCGGCTGTAGTCTGGCTTTTAAGCTGGATCTGTTTCGTCGCCGCAGCGCGGTTCTTCTTACTCTTTCCCATCAAAAAATCTCCACAATATTGCTGGTATTGGCGGATTCGCCCTGCAGCGGTTCGTTAAACAATGCGTGCATCGTTGCCCAGGCCAGATCGGCGTGGCTGGCTTCTTCGCTGCGGCTGGCTTCATAGGTCGGGCGGTTGCCGCTGGCGGTGGTGGCGCGACGGATTGCCATAAATGACTGCGCAATGTCGGTGTGCCCGGCGTCAAACTCCAGACGGCGGTGGCTGATAATGTCGTAGGCCTTGAGTACCAGGGCGTTTTTAACGTTGGGGTTGTAGACAAACTCCCTGACGGCAGGAAAAAACGCTTTCACGTTCTCGTAAACCCCGTGACCGACGCCGGTCGAGTCGATGCCGATATAGGTCACGTTATACTGTTCGGTCAGTTTTTTGATGGCGTCAGCCTGGGCGCGGAAGTCCATTCCGCGCCACTGGTGACGCTCAAGAATGCGGAACTTACCGCCCGGCACGGCTGGCGGTGCCACCACCACGCATCCGGCGCTGTCGCCGTTCTGCGTACCTTTTGCCGGGTCATAACCGATCCACACTTCGCGCCAGCCAAACGGGCGCAGGGCCAGTGCATGAAAGTCGGTCCAGACTTCCCAACTGTCCACCATGCACGCCTGCAGCTCGCTGAGCGGGAACACGGACGCGAGATCGTCCACGAACTCACACATCAGCAGGTTCTGGTATTCGTCCGGGCTGTATTCCATGCGCAACTGGTCAAGGTCGAACAGGTTACAGCCGCCGCGCACCGCATCTTCTACGGTGACTATCTGGCGGTATTGCCCGTCTGCGCACAGCAGGCCGGGGGCCAGATTGCTGTGGGACAGGTCGATGTCCACCTTATCGGCTTTGTTGCGCCCACGGTTGAACAGCGCACCGGACCAGAACGGATAAGCACTGTGTGTCAGGCTGGATGGCGTGGAAAAATAGGTTTGTCGCCATTTTTTGTGAATAGCCATACCGGAAGCCACTTTGCGCAGCTCCTGGAATTTCGGTATCCAGAAATATTCATCCAGATACAGGTTGCCGTGATAACTCTGGGCCGTGCGGGCATTGGTGCCGAGGAAGTAAAGCGTGGCCCCGTTAGGAAGCACCATCGGATCGCCTTTCAGCTCCACCTCCACTTCTTTAGCGAAGTCGATGATGTACTGCTTAAAGACGTGAGCCTGTGCCTTACTGGCGGAAAGGAAAATCTGGTTACGTCCGGTAAGCAGGGCGTCAATCAGGGCTTCACGGGCAAAGTAAAAGGTCGCGCCGATCTGGCGTGACTTCAGCAGGTTGCGGATGCGGTTGGTTTTTCCAGCTTCCCACCAGTGGCGCTGGTAGTTGAACATGGAGGAATGGAAGATTTCTTCCAGCTTCTCAATCTGTTCATCGGTGAAAACGTTCTTTTCCGGCTGACGGCGTGGGCCTTTGTTGCGGTTGGCGACGTTAGGGTTTAAGTCGGCTTCGTTGCCGCCATTGTTAAACTTGCCGATCCGCGCGTGGCGTTCCGACTGGCGCGCCAGCAGGTCAATCTCTTTGAAATCTTTCCCTTCTTTGTGCTCCTTCATAATGAGCTGGCAGTAGCGTGCGGCGGTGGTGAGCTGCATCTGATCCAGCGGCCCATAGTCACCCCACTTGTCGCGTTTTTTCCAGCTGTGAACGGTTGAAACTTTCTCGCCCAGCATTTCAGCAATGCGGGCTACGCGGTATCCCTGAAAGTACAGCAGCATGGCCTGCCGACGGGGATCGAGATCTGCGAGTGTCAGTGTGGTGTTCATGGCACAAACCTACAGCCTTGAATGAAGGCTTTCCCCGCCTGCGGTTTGTGTGGTTGTCGGTACAAATACCGCGCATTGTTTCACTGCCCCCATCACCGCAACCATAAGGCTCCAGTAAGTTTTTTCTAACGGAGCACGGCTCATGACAGTGAAAGCAAAGCGTTTTCGCATCGGGGTGGAAGGTGCCACCACCGACGGACGCGAAATCCAGCGTGAATGGCTGGAACAGATGGCAGCCAGCTATAACCCGGCGGTGTATACCGCGCTGATTAACCTTGAGCACATCAAGTCTTATCTGCCGGACAGCACCTTTAACCGCTACGGCAAGGTGACGGCGCTGTTTGCTGAAGAAATCACGGAAGGTCCGCTGGCAGGCAAGATGGCGCTGTATGCCGACGTTGAGCCAACGGAATCACTGGTGGAGCTGGTGAAAAAAGGCCAGAAATTATTCACCTCTATGGAAGTCAGCCCGAAGTTTGCTGATACGGGCAAAGCCTACCTGGTCGGCCTGGCTGCCACTGATGACCCTGCCAGTCTGGGCACTGAAATGCTGACATTCAGCGCCAGTGCAGCCCATAACCCGCTGGCAAACCGCAAGCAGAATCCTGCCAATCTCTTTACCGCTGCAGAGGAAACGGTGATCGAACTGGAAGAAATCCAGGATGACAAACCCTCCCTGTTTGCCCGTGTCACGGCGCTGTTTACCAAAAAAGAGCAGTCCGACGATGCCCGGTTCTCTGATGTGCATAAGGCCGTGGAGCTGGTCGCCACTGAGCAGCAAAACCTGAGCGCACGCACCGAAAAATCCCTGTCTGAGCAGGAAGAACGTCTGTCTGAGCTGGAGACTGCCCTGCAGGCACAACAAGCCGCCTTTAACGAACTGGTGGATAAGCTGAGTCATGAAGACAGCCGCCAGGACTACCGCCAGCGTGCAACAGGCGGTAACGCCCCCGCTGACACTCTGACCAATTGCTGATGGAGCACAAAACCCGATGAAGAAGAATACCCGCTTTGCTTTTAACGCTTACCTGCAGCAGCTGGCGCGTCTGAACGGTGTTGCAGTTGAAGAACTGTCCAGCAAGTTCACCGTCGAACCGTCCGTGCAGCAGACGCTGGAAGACCAGATCCAGCAGTCCGCCGCTTTCCTGACACTGATTAACGTCACGCCAGTGACTGAGCAGTCCGGTCAGTTGCTGGGGCTGGGTGTTGGCAGCACCATTGCCGGAACCACTGATACCACCGCGAAAGAGCGTGAACCTGTCGATCCGACGCTGATGGTCGATGTGGAATATAAATGCGAGCAGACCAACTTTGACACGGTGCTGACCTACGCGAAGCTGGACCTGTGGGCGAAGTTTCAGGATTTCCAGGTGCGTATCCGTGACGCCATCGTGAAACGTCAGGCACTGGACCGCATCATGATCGGCTTTAACGGCGTGAAGCGTGCGAAAACCTCCAACCGTAGCGAAAACCCGCTGCTGCAGGATGTGAATAAAGGCTGGCTGCAGAAAATCCGTGAGGATGCACCGGATCACGTCATGGGCAGCACCACCACGGGCGGTGAAACCACACCGGGTGCGGTGAAAGTCGGGAAAGGTGGCGAATATGCCAACCTGGACGCCGTAGTGATGGATGCCGTCAATGAGCTTATCGACATGGTTTACCAGGACGATGACGATCTGGTGGTTATTTGCGGGCGTGAACTGCTGTCTGACAAGTATTTCCCGCTGGTCAACAAAGAGCAGGAAAACAGTGAAAAACTGGCTGCCGATATGATCATCAGTCAGAAACGCATGGGTGGCCTGCAGGCCGTGCGTGCGCCGTTCTTCCCGCCGAATGCGCTGCTAATCACCCGTCTGGATAACCTGTCCATCTACTGGCAGGAAGACACCCGCCGCCGTTCAGTTATCGACAACCCGAAACGTGACCGGATTGAAAATTTTGAATCCGTTAACGAAGCCTATGTGGTTGAGGACTACCGCTGCGCCGCACTGGTGGAAAACATCCAGATTGGCGACTTCAGCGCCGCCGCAGCAGAAACCGGAGCGTAATCCATGAGCCTGAGTCCCGCACGGCAGCATCGCCTGCGCGTTCAGGCTGAACAGGCCGCCCGTGAGGGCGGCAGTGTTCGCCACGCGTCGGGCTATGACCTGATGCTGCTGCAACTGGCGGAAGACCGCCGCCGTCTCAAGGGCGTTCAGTCCACGGTGAAAAAAGCGGAAATAAAGGTGGAGCTGCTGCCGAAGTACGCCGCCTGGGCAGAGGGCGTCCTGGCTGCCGGAGGCACTCAACAGGATGACGTGCTGATGTACGTGATGCTGTGGCGCATTGATGCCGGAGATTATGCCGGGGCGCTGGAGATCGGGCGTCATGCCCTGCGTCATGGCTGGGTGATGCCGCTGGGTAACCGCAACGTGCAGACCGTGCTGGCAGAGGAAATGGCAGATGCAGCCCAGAGCGCAATGCTTGCCGCCACCGGCTTTGATGCCGATCTGTTACTGCAGACACTGGAACTGACAGACGGTCTGGATATGCCGGACCAGTCACGGGCGCGTCTGCATAAAGCGATTGGCGCTGTACTGAGTGAAAGCAATCCGGCTTCCGCCCTTAATCATCTCAACCATGCGCTACAGCTCGATCCCCGCTGTGGCGTGAAAAAAGACAAACAGCAGCTGGAGCGCAGACTGCGCAATGACAGCCGCTGACAGAACGTGCCCCCGCGCACGGGCGGCACGGGGTGGCGAAAGGCACTGCCACATCAAAACCCCGTCCACCGCCCTCTATTTCAGGAGAAAGCAGCATGAAGTTTGTTGCGCCAGAACAGGCACCGGAACAGGCGGAAATCATCAGAAATACGCCGTTCTGGCCTGATGTGGACCTGTCGGAGTTTCGCAGTGTCATGCGCACTGACGGCACGGTGACGCAGCCGCGTTTAAAGCAGGTTGCCCTGTCGGCAATTTCGGAGGTCAACGCAGAGTTGTATGAGTTTCGCAGACGTCAGCAGATGCTGGGGTATGCGTCGCTGGCTGAGGTTCCGGCGGAACTGCTGGACGGCAAAAGTGAGCGCATTCAGCACTATTTCAACGCGGTTTACTGCTGGGCACGCGCCATGCTCAACGAGCGTTATCAGGACTATGACGCCACGGCGTCCGGTGTGAAGCGGGGCGAGGAACTGGCGGAAGCAAGCGGTGATTTGTGGCGTGACGCCCGCTGGGCCATCAGCCGGGTGCAGGATGCGCCGCACTGCACAGTGGAGCTTATCTGATGAAAGTGCGTGCGCATCAGTATGACACGGTGGACGCGCTTTGCTGGCGTCATTACGGGCGCACGCAGGGTGTCACGGAGCAGGTACTGAAGGCAAATCCGGGGCTTGCCGAATACGGCCCCTTTTTACCTCACGGGTTGCAGGTGGAGCTGCCGGACATACCGACAACCACCACCGTGCAGACCGTCCAGCTATGGGACTGAATTATGACGCTTGAGCGAATCAGCGCCTTTATCACGTATTGCATCGCCGTCGTGCTGGCCTGGCTGGGCGATTTGTCCATCAAGGATGCCTCAACGCTGGGCGGCCTGATGATTGGTGTGCTGATGCTGGCTATCAACTGGTACTACAAACACAAAGCCTACCAGCTTCTGCGTGACGGGCAGATCTCGCGGGAGGACTATGAATCCATCAATCGTTAAACGCTGCCTTGTCGGAGCCGTGCTGGCTATTGCTGCCACGCTGCCGGGTTTTCAGCAGCTTCACACCTCCGTGGAGGGGCTGAAACTGATTGCCGATTACGAAGGCTGTCGTCTGCAGCCGTATCAGTGCAGCGCGGGTGTCTGGACCGACGGCATTGGTAATACATCGGGCGTCATTCCCGGCAAAACCATTACGGAACGACAGGCAGCAGAAGGGCTGATCTCAAACGTGCTACGTGTGGAGCGGGCGCTGGAAAGATGTGTGAAGCAACAGCCGCCACAAAAGGTGTATGACGCGGTGGTGTCGTTTGCCTTCAACGTGGGGACGGGCAATGCCTGCAGTTCCACGCTGGTGAAGTTACTCAATCAGCGGCGCTGGGCGGATGCGTGCCGACAGTTGCCGCGCTGGGTTTATGTGAAAGGTGTGTTTAATCAGGGGCTGGATAACCGCCGTGCGCGGGAGATGGCCTGGTGCCTTAAAGGAGCTGGACTATGACGCGTGCGCTGGCAGTAGTGGTGGCGCTGGCACTCGTTGCGCTGGGCTGGCAGTCGTGGCGGCTTAACAGCGCCAGCCACACCATCGAAACGCAGCGCGCGGCGCTGAAAAGTAAAGCGCAAGAACTGACGAAGAAAAACAGCCAGCTGATCGGTCTGTCCATTCTGGCTGAAACCAACAACCGGGAGCAGGCGCGGCTCTACGCCGAAGCAGAACAGACCAGCGCACTGCTGAGACAACGACAACGCCGGATCGAGGAACTGAAACGTGAGAACGAGGATTTACGCCGCTGGGCTGATACTCCTTTGCCTGCTGACATTATCCGGCTGCGGGAACGTCCGGCACTCACCGGAGGTGCAGCTTACCGTCAGTGGTTGTCCGCGAGTGACGCCGTGTCGGCTGGAGCAGGCAGCGCCGCGCACTAACGGTGATCTGAACGCATTGCTGGATGAAACGGAGGCCGCCTGGGCGGTCTGTGCAGACAAAGTGGACATGATTATTGCGTGTCAGGAGCGAAACAGTGAACAAACCACAGTCCCTGCGCCACGCCCTCAATAAAGCAGTGCCTTATGTCCGCAATAACCCGGACAAACTGCATCTGTTTGTGGATAACGGTTCGCTGGTTGCCACGGGGGCCAGCTCCATGTCGTGGGAGTACCGTTACACCCTGAACGCGGTGATTGAGGATTTCAGCGGCGACCAGAATCTGCTGATGGCCCCGGTTTTATTGTGGCTGCGGGATAACCAGCCTGATGCCATCAATAACCCGGCGTTACGGGAAAAGTTATTCACCTTTGAGGTGGATATTTTGCGCAACGATGTCTGTGATATCAGCCTTAACCTGCAACTGACGGAGCGTGTGCTGGTCAGCACTGACGGCAGTGTGTCGAGTGTTGAAGCTGTAGCGGAACCCGATGAACCTGAAGAAATGTGGACGGTGAAACGTGGCTGAATTGCAGAAGGTGGACGACTGGCTGAGTGCCTTGCTGGCGAATCTGGAGCCAGCCGCAAGAAGCCGCATGATGCGCCAGCTGGCGCAGGAACTGCGCCGGACACAGCAGCAGAACATCAGGATGCAGCGTAATCCTGATGGCAGCAGCTATGAACCGCGAAGGGTAACAGCACGTAGTAAAAAGGGGCGCATCAAACGTCAGATGTTTACAAAGCTTCGCACCACAAAATACCTGAAAACTGCCGCCAGCGCCGATTCTGCCAGCGTGCAGTTTGAAGGTATGGTACAGCGTATTGCCCGTGTTCACCATTACGGCCTGCGTGATCGGGTAAATAAAAAAGGTTTAATCGCGAAATATCCGCAACGTACTTTATTGGGCTTATCTTATAAAACAGAAGAAAATATTATTATGAGCATAAAGGAGGAGCTATCAAAATAAAGACGAGGAGGTTTAAATAGCCCTCTCGTCTTTTGTTTTTATCCATAAGCCAGCTCCAGTGGAGATGGCGATTGATTAGCTGTTCATGTAAGAGTTAAATAGAGCTGAGATTTTTTGTGTATCCGTAACTGGATCAGTCGATGAGCCTTGTCTGATATAAAACATATTCTCAAAGTCGCAAATTTGACCTGTGCTCTGAATAGTTATCTTGAGTATGTGTAAGCCATTGTAAGAGCAAAACTCAATATTCTTAAGTATCTGCTGTTTTAGAGTTTCAGTGAAATTGTATCCTTGTATTTTTTGTTTTATTAACATAAAGTAATCATCAATGCTACCAGAGACTAACATTGCTTCATGATCAATTCCGTTTATATAGAACCCATTGAACTCAATTGAATTTACTCCATATAAATGTTGAATTCTATCTGCGGTTAATTTATTTTCGGCAATACCAACTAAAATATAGCCTTTTGCGCTTTTTCCAATATTATTTATTGCTACGCAAGTTTGTAATATTCCTTTTAAACATTCATCATCAAATTCATTTTTACCTGATAAATTAAAGAACCCTTGTTTGAAATCATAACTTGGTTGTTCAGTTCTAGAATTTGTTAATAGATTGCGAATTTCAGTTACCCAAGCATGATTCACATACTTTTGAGGAGCAGGTTGGAAGTAACGACTTATTAATGCAACAAGATCATTAACACTTTTTTCACGAGTGCTTGCAGCCCAGCGGCCACCATCGGTAACCATAATTATGGTATTGCCAGTGTTTTTTAATTGCGAGAATAAACCTTCTTTATCAATTAATTGCATATTTTGGTTGAAAAGAAGTTCATAAATAGACAAAAACACAGCTTGATAATAACGAGGGCATTCTTGAGATGAATTATCCTCCCCTAAAATATGGCTTCTAAAAGTATCATTTTTTCCGTCATATAGGCTTGTAATTAATTCATATACAGCTATGAAATTCTGCTTAATAGTGGCAGCGTTATTGGTTTGAATGAAAGACTCTAATTGCTGTCTGACACCATGAGCATGAGAGGAGTTTCCTTGACCATAGAATGTGTCGAGAGAAGTTGACCCAGATGTGGGTTTTTCTTCTAGACTGATATATGCAAGGATATTGGCTATCAATTCCTCGTCATCAGAATCACGAATACTTCGTCTTGTTAAAATATGATGTTTTATATAAAAGTGGTTATCGATATTTACCCCGTACTCCAATCTATCGTTACTGATTGAAATTTTGTGCATTTGCTGGAGATTCATAATGTCAGAATGGCTAGTATCACCTCTGATCGATGTTGATATCGATCTGACCAGTTCAGAGAAGTTACTAACTGTTCCTGCACTACGTAATTCTTGTTTGGATAAAATCTTCCCGTTTGAGTTTATTCGTCTGAATACTTCGTCAATATTTTCATTTGTGGAGCTATATTCTGATATTGCAAATCGATAACGTGCAATAATTGCTGAAGAATCACGGGAAAGGATTGGTTCTTTCTGAATTAAAGTTCCATTATCTTTAAGTTGTTTTGTTAAAGCTATAGAGTCCAAATCAAAATATTGTCCATCTAATGAAAATCTCTGTTCGATGAAGCTCATAATTGCTTCTAATCTTTGCATTCCATCCAATATTTCTCTTTGTTCATTGATGGTAACAAATAATAATAACGGAATAGGATATTGTTGCAGCATAGAAGATATTAAAGAAGTCTTTTCTTCTAGAGACCATACAAGTTTCCTTTGATAACGTCTATTGACTATCAAATTTCCTTGCAAATACCATTCGTATAATTGCTCGGTAGTCCTTGAGTCAATATCAAGATTTTCATTTGGCATAATTTTTCTCCTTGTTAGATTGAACTTATATATTGTCAATAAACATCTTTTGTGTCAAAGATAACATAGTAACCGCCTAAATTAATTGGCTTTTAATAATTAAAGGCGTTGCTTTCAAGTGCTTTTTTAAGAGCATTGAACTTCTTAACTTGCGCAACGTCATTCGACCTTTTGCAACGTATTAATGCTCTAACGCAGACCATTGAAAGGCATTTGTTCTATGTCTAATACAATTACAAAGGCTGTCTACTGCTTGCTATTGATGGCAACCTTTCCCTATGAACGCACAATTAACCGAAATCATGCGCCTTATCACCAACCTGATCCGCACAGGTGTAGTCACCGAAGTGGACAGGGCAAACTGGCTGTGTCGGGTGAAAACTGGCGACCTCGAAACCAACTGGATTAACTGGCTGACACTGCGCGCGGGCAAATCGCGCACCTGGTGGAAACCGTCTGTGGGTGAGCAGGTTGTGCTGTTCAGCCTTGGCGGCAATCTGGAAACCGCGTTTGCCCTGCCTGCGGTCTACTCAAACCAGTTTCCGCCACCTTCAGGCTCTGAGGACGGCAACGTGACGGAATACCCGGACGGTGGCTGGTTTGAATATGAACCCGCCACCGGGCGCTGGTATGTCAGGGGCATCAAATCAATGGTCATTGAGGCCGCTGACAACATCACCATGAAAACCAGTGAGTTTGTACTGGAGGCTGACCGCACGCGCATTAACAGCGAAGTGGTGATCAATGGTGGCGTTACCCAGGGCGGCGGAGCAATGAGTTCTAACGGGATCGTGGTTGATGCGCATCAGCATACTGGCGTCCTGAAAGGCGGCGACACAACCGGAGGCCCGGTATGACGCTTTATAGCGGGATGAACAATACCAACGGTAAAGCCATTACTGATATTGACCATCTGCGCCAGTCGGTGCGGGACATTCTGCTGACGCCGCAGGGTAGCCGCATTGCCCGTCGGGAATATGGTTCCCTGCTGTCGGCACTGATAGATCAGCCACAAAATCCGGCGTTACGCCTGCAGGTTATGTCGGCTGTGTATGTGGCACTGAGTCGCTGGGAGCCACGGCTGACGCTGGATTCCATCACTATTAACAGCAATTTTGACGGTTCAATGGTGGTGGAGCTGACCGGGCGGCGGAATAACGGTGTGCCTGTGTCCCTTTCAGTATCAACAGGAGCAGAGAATGGCAGTGATTGACCTTTCGCAGTTGCCTGCGCCGCAGATTGTGGATGTGCCGGACTTTGAGACGCTGCTTGCCGAACGCAAGGCCGGATTTGTTGCGCTTCATCCGAAAGATGAGCAGGAAGCAGTGATCCGCACGCTGGAACTGGAATCTGAACCCGTCACCAAATTGCTGCAGGAGAACGCTTACCGTGAGTTGCTTCTGCGCCAGCGCATTAACGAAGCCGCGCAGGCTGTGATGGTGGCTTACGCGATGGGCAGCGATCTTGACCAGCTCGCTGCCAACTACAACGTGAAACGCCTGACGGTGACGCCTGCTGATAATGACGCTGTGCCGCCCGTTGCAGCTGTGATGGAAAGCGATGAAGCGTTACGCCTGCGTGTGCCTGCAGCCTTTGAAGGGCTTTCAGTTGCGGGGCCAACTGCAGCTTATGAATTTCATGCCCGAAGCGCCGACGGTCGGGTGGCGGATGCCAGTGCAACCAGCCCGGCACCTGCAGAGGTGGTGCTGACTGTCCTTAGCCGCGAAGGCGACGGAACTGCAGAAAAAGACCTGCTGGACGTGGTGGAAAAAGCTCTGAACAGTGAGAACGTCCGCCCGGTGGCTGACCGTCTTACGGTTCGCAGCGCAGAAATCATCCCGTATCGCGTGGAAGCCACCATTTTTCTCTATCCTGGACCGGAAGCAGAGCCGGTAATGGCAGCGGCAAAAGCCAGCCTGCAGAAGTACATCGCCAGTCAGACGCGTCTTGGTCGGGATATTCGCCGTAGCGCCATCTTTGCCGCCCTGCATGTTGAGGGTGTGCAGCGTGTGGAGCTGGCTTCTCCTCTGGAGGATGTGGTCCTGAACAAAACACAGGCGGCATCATGTACGCAGTGGAGCGTAACCAACGGAGGAACGGATGAATAGTCTGCTGCCACCGGGTTCAACACCACTGGAGCGCCGACTGGCGCAAACCTGCAGCGGGATTTCTGATCTGCAGGTGCCGCTTCGTGACTTGTGGAATCCGGCAACCTGTCCGGTCAGTTTCCTGCCTTATCTCGCCTGGGCGTTCTCTGTAGATCGCTGGGACGAGGGCTGGACAGAAAGCGTCAAGCGCCAGGTGGTGAAGGATGCTTTTTATATTCATCAGCATAAAGGGACCACCAGTGCCGTGCGGCGGGTGGTGGAGCCGTTCGGCTTTCTGATCCGCATTATTGAGTGGTGGCAGACCGGAGAGGCACCGGGCACGTTTCGCCTGGATATCGGCGTGCAGGACCAGGGTATCACTGAAGATACCTATCTGGAACTTGAGCGACTGATAAGCGATGCCAAACCATGTAGCCGCCACATGATCGGCATGTCCATCAATCTGCAGACCAGCGGCCCGCATTGGGTGGGAGCCGCCAGCTATCTTGGCGAAGAAATCACGATCTATCCGTATATCAACGAAACGATTATTTCCGGTGGCACCGCGCATGAAGGCGGGGCGGTCCATGTTATTGACACAATGAGAGTGAATCCATGAGCACAAAATTTTATACCCTGCTGACGGATATTGGCGCGGCGAAACTTGCCAGCGCCGCCGCGCTCGGTGTGCCGCTAAAAATTACCCATATGGCGGTGGGCGATGGCGGCGGAGTATTGCCAACGCCGGACGCAAAGCAGACGGCACTGGTAAATGAGAAACGCCGGGCTGCGCTGAATATGCTTTATATCGACCCGCAGAACAGCAGCCAGATTATTGCTGAACAGGTGATCCCTGAAAACGAGGGCGGTTGGTGGATACGTGAAGTGGGCTTGTTTGATGAGTCCGGGGCATTGATTGCCGTGGGTAACTGCCCGGAAAGCTATAAGCCGCAACTGGCTGAAGGCAGTGGGCGTACCCAGACCGTGCGCATGGTGCTGATTACCAGCAGTACGGACAATATCATCCTGAAAATCGACCCTGCTGTAGTGCTGGCAACCCGCAAGTATGTGGATGACAAAATATCAGAGCACGAACAGTCACGACGTCACCCGGACGCCTCGCTGACCGCAAAAGGTTTTACTCAGTTAAGCAGTGCGACCAACAGTGAATCCGAAATACTGGCCGCAACACCGAAGGCTGTGAAGGCTGCATATGATCTTGCAGCAGGTAAAGCATCCGCCAGTCACACACACCCGTGGAATCAGATAACAGGTGTACCTGCAGCCTCGCTGACGGTAAAAGGCACCGTGCAACTCAGCAGCGCCACTAACAGCACATCAGAAACGCAGGCTGCCACTCCAAAGGCAGTGAAGGCTGTATATGACCTTGCAGCAGGTAAGGCACCTGTCAGTCACACACACCCGTGGAATCAGATAACGGATGTGCCTGCAGCTTCACTGACGGTAAAAGGCACCGTGCAACTCAGCAGCGCCACTAACAGCACGTCAGAAACGCAGGCTGCCACACCAAAGGCAGTGAAGGCGGCATATGACCTTGCAGCAGGTAAGGCACCTGTCAGTCACACGCACCCGTGGAGCCAGATAACGGATGTGCCTGCAGCTTCACTGACGGTAAAAGGTACCGTGCAACTCAGCAGCGCCACTAACAGCACGTCAGAAACGCAGGCTGCCACACCAAAAGCTGTGAAGGCTGTATATGACCTTGCCAATGGAAAACAACCTGCCGACGCCACACTGACCGCACTGGCAGGCCTTGCCACTGCGGCAGACAAACTACCGTATTTTACGGGGAATGATACAGCCAGCCTGACAACCCTGACTAATGTTGGACGGGATATTCTGGCTAAAACAAGCAAACAGGAGGTTATTCGTTATCTTGGTTTGGGAGATACAAGCGGATACGTGGGACGCCGGCTGAGTACCCGGGCTTTCGCGTCATCAGGTACGTATACCCCATCACCAGAAACAAAACGGATCAGGGTCACAATAACGGGCGGCGGTGGCGGAGGGGGCGGCTGCAAGGCTACATCCAATAATGAAACGTTTTTCGGTGCTGGCGGTGGGGCCGGTGGAACAATAATTTCAATAATGACCCCGACACAGAATAGTTATCCAGTCACTATCGGCGCAGGTGGGGCCGGTGGTGTTAGTGCAACGAACGGCACCAGGGGCGGGAATAGCGTATTCGCATCGTTAATTGCTCCTGGTGGCGAAGGTGGCGGGAAAGTGGGTGTTACAAACACAAACGGCGGTAACGGAGGTGTGCCGAGTACTGGCGATA